CAGAAGGTAGTAACACAACGTCAGAATTTTCAGCTAAACAAGCGTCTCTACCATCCTTACCAGTATCGTAATACCAGTACCAACACCTAGAATCGTGAACTTTTAAACTACCAAAATCAAAGTCACCCCCAGGAACATTATACAAATGTAAAAATTTAGTTCCATTAGGCCCAGCTGTAAGTCTATATGTTAGTTCAGAACTTATAAGTCTATTTTTTATATTTCTGTCAGCCATTCTTAACAATAAGTCATTAGCTGGCATCATGTAATAAGAACCAACCATACCCATTTGAGCGAAACCACCACCACCACCCATACCCATACCACCACCTAGACCACCAAAAGCTCCTAGGAATGGGTCGACAAATGACTCATTTAATTCAGCACGAGAATACCACATAATCTCATTAATTTCTCTATTTGCTGGTATTTGGTATATTTGTGTGTTAGCACTTAGTGTTACAAAATCTTTTTTAAGTTCCCACGGTCCACCAGCTTGTAATCCTACAATCTTTGAATAGGCGTAAGTGAATGAAGTCTCCCAATCTAAACTTCTAGTCATAAAGGCTCTGGTTAAGTCAGCTTCATCTATACTGATATCGTAAAGTGACGACCATTGATTTTCAATAAGCCAATCTTGGACATACATCCCATAGTCTAAAACCGATATTTCTAGTAAAGAATCTAACATTTCATCCTCCAACTCAACACCAATAATAGGTGCCCCTAATTGATGTTTTAATTGTGTGTATAGTTTAGTTCTTTCGGTAGTTGTTATTATTGTTGACATATCTTTATTTATAAATAGTTATATTTCTATTACAATAAATATATTATAATGTCTTCAACTCACTTAGGATTTCTTGGAATATGTCATTGTCCGACATGTTGTCGCCCATAACCGTATCTATTATATTTTTTTTCTTTTGTAATATGTTATAAATTATTTGTTCTATCGTATTTTCATATAGTGGGTATAGTATAGATACATTTTTTTTCTGACCTATTCTAAACGCTCTATCTTCTGCTTGTGAATGGTCGGAAGGTACAAAACTTAAGTCATTCATAATCACTACTTCTGCAGCGGTAAGGGTTATACCAACACCACCAGCTTTTAAATTAGAAATAAAGACTTTAATGTTTGGGTCTGTTTGGAAATCATCTACACTTTTTTGACGCTCTTCTTTCTTTAAACTACCGTGAAGAACAACCGAATTCTTTTTAAATTTTTCATGTATTGCCATTAAAGGAGCTGTAAAATTAGTAAAAACAATAACTTTCTTTTCTTGTTCAAGAGCTTGGGATATTAGTTCACAGGTGATATCTACTTTATCATTTGCAATAATCTGTCTTACTTTCATAAGTTTAGCCAGATGAATAGCGAGACCTTGATTTTGATTACCGTCGGACCAATCAACATACTCACCTAACTCTTTTTCATATTCTTTAGATTTTAGTTCTTGATATAGTGGAGTTATAATTTTATCCGGTAAATCAATAACTTCCTCTTTTAGTCTTCTTAGTACCTTATCTTTAGTGCGTTCCCTAAGTTCATCTAGATTAGAAGCTCCATTTACGTCCCATATTTTTCTACCACCCGGACCACGAAACTGTCTTCCAGCACAATACCTTAAAACATACCCAACCCAGTTAGTTGTAGCTCTACTCTCAACAATATTTAAAAGATTATAATAGTTAATGGGTCTAGATGTCATAGGTGTACCAGACAGTAACCAAACATTCTTTATTTTACTTGTGATTTGATTTACAACTTTAGTACGTTGAGCCTTAGCGTTGGAAATGTAGTGAGCCTCATCTATAATCACCAAATCAAACTTACTATTTAAAATCTCTCTTTTTTTATCATTGTCTAAGGAATGGAAATTCTTTAAGATGTCGTAATTTATAATAATATATTCATCATCAACCCAATTTTTACCATCAACTATACCGACCGTACCCTTAAAATAGTTCTCAATTTCCCTTTTCCAGTTTAATTTAAGTGAGGCAGGACATATAATTAATGTTTTTCTAGATTTCTGAACAATGGACGCAATAACCGCAGAAGTGGTTTTGCCTAGACCCATATCGTCAGCTAAAATGTATTTTTCGTTGATTAATAATTTTTCTATTGCTGTTTCTTGGTGAGGAAGTGGTGGTCGGTGATTAAATGGTGTGTAATCAACTTTTACCTTTTTATCGTGTGTGGGTACTATTTGTGATTTTGGAACCCAAAAACTATAAAGTTGCTCATTTTCTAAAACTTTACCCCATATCTGGTACGACCTATCCTGTTCCACTAGAATCTTCTCAACCCATATCTGTTCTGGGGTTGTTGTTAGTAATTTCTTCTCCTGTAACTGTAGACCATAATATGTGTCTACTTTAGCCCACTTTCTTGCAATTTTTGGTATTGAGTTTTTATGTTCTATTATGTATTCTGATTGGTTCCTACTTAGTTTATAGTATCTACTTTTGCACTTCTCTTTTATACCTAAGATATAGTTATTTGCTCCAGAATATGATTCTAGTATTTTCGACGCTTCTCTTTCAGGTATGTTAACTTCCAAAACTTATAAATTTTTACAAGATAAATATAAGGGTTTATATGATATTTATAAATAAAAAGAGGTCATGAGTGATAAAAAAATACCAATAACTAGAGTAAATAAGTTTTTTGGCTCTGAAGATTTTCGTCTTCAGGAGAGAATGGGTATGGAATGGCTACATGGTTGGTTGAATTTTACTTTGGTATTATACAGGGTAGATAGGGATAAGACAAATACGGATGACGTGTATGGTGAGGCATCACCGGAAGAAATAAGGTATTTTCCACCGGTAGAATTTAAAGCGTACGTCCAGATTGCGGAACCGACTAACTCATCATACGCTTCAGGACTTGCAAGATATAACGAACCAGGTAATTTAAGAGTAAGTGTCTATACTAGACATTTAAAAGAATTAAATATTGATATAAGGTATGGTGACTACATAGGCTATGCTGAGTCTGAAGATAAAACTAATTATTACACCGTATCAAATGACGGTAAAGTAACTTCAGACAACGCTCACACAATATTAGGTTATAAATCGTTTTATAGAACATTAGTATGTGTGCCTACACAATCTAATGAATTTAAAGGAATATAAAAATGGCAATACCTAAAAAAGTAAAAAAAACGTTAGACATCTATCCTGTTGTTAGAAACCAACAGAACTACCCACATGGGTATAATGGAGATTCTACCCCAGAAAGAAGAAAACAATTAGCCGAGTTTATTACTAAAGACGGCACTTATTTACCTAAAAGTGTTTTACATGCGGATTTAGATTTGGGTATGTTGGAATTTGTAAAGACTGAGATTCCTGTAACACTACAAGGAAAAGAAGTCCCGGTGCTTAAACAGATTTTAACAACACAGAGATGGGGGGAGTTTACGAATACTTGGGAATTTGTTGATGGTGATGAGAATATAAAATTACCTTTCGTTTGTGTGGTCAGAAGACCGGATGTGCAGTTTGGTACCAACCCTTCTTTACAATATACAATACCTAACAGAAAAACATTTCATTACGCTAAAGTACCTACTTGGGATGGTCAAAGAAAAGGAATGGACCTATATAAAATACCACAACCAGTACCAGTAGATATAACATATGAGGTTAGGTTGGTGTGTAATAGAATGAGAGAACTAAATCAGTTTAATAGAGTAGTCTTACAAAAATTTAGTTCTAGACAAGCTTATACATTTGTTAAAGGACATTACATTCCAATAATACTAGAAACCATAAGTGATGAAAGTCAAATATCTGATTTAGAAAGTAGAAAATTCTACATGCAAAACTACACATTCCAAATGCAAGGATTCCTAATTGACGAAGAGGAATTTGAGGTTACCCCAGCTATATCTAGGTCTTTGTTACTTTTTGAAACTGGAACTAAGAATAAAAAGAAAAGGCCAGAATCTATAAGTGATGAAAATCCAGATAGAATTTGTGATTCTTGGGATTTTTATAGTGGGTGTACATTTAATGGACAAGTTGGGGACACTTGCACTAATCAAGCTACTGGAATTAGTAGTACTGGTTACACTGTCAATACAAACCACATACTAAATAAAACTTACGATTATAATGTTAATTTACAAATTGCTACACAACAAAATGTGGGTACCTACACTGTTTTTCAGAATGGTATATTGTTAGGTGTAGATTATGACACAGTAATAGAGATTAGTAACGGTGATTCGTTATCTGTAAATATAACACCAACTAACGCTTTCTACCCAGTCACTATTGAGTTTTGTGGTAGATTACTTTAGCTCCCCATATACATCTCTTTCGGGGTTACATTTCTCCAATATTAGTTTTTCTACAAACTTAAACATTTTTAAACCGTTATCGTTACAATAGTCTTTTAAGAGCTTATGCACTTCAGGTTTAATTTTTAGGTTTTTTATGGGTTTCTTGTCTTTCATAGTCTTAAGGTAGAAAATAGTCATACTTTATTCCTACTTAATCATAAATACCTAGTTTTATCTAATTCTTTTCGGTAAGAGAATCATATTTATTAAGAAATAAAAAGAATAAACAACAAATTAAAATAATTAACAGATGGCTAACAATTCTAACAGAGTTTTTGTATCACCTGGAGTGTACACTTCGGAAAAAGACCTTAGTTTCGTATCCCAAAGCGTAGGGGTTACCACATTAGGACTTGCAGGAGAAACATTAAGAGGACCGGCTTTTGAGCCGATATTTATAAGTTCATATGGTGATTTTACCACATATTTTGGTGGTGTAAGTGCTGAAAAGTATGTAGGTTCTCAGATACCTAAATATGAATTAGGGTATATCGCTAAAGCTTATTTACAACAATCAAATCAATTATTTGTAACAAGAGTATTAGGTTATTCTGGTTACGACGCTGGACCTTCTTGGTCAGTGGTAACTTTAGGTGATTTAGATTGTACCACATTAAAACATTTATGTGAGGCAAAAGACCCTTCAATGAGTGCTACAACACAATGTTGTAATGGTGATACTGGGGTAACAGAACATTGTACATCAGTTGCTTCATTTACAACAGTATTTACAGCTTCTACTAACACAGTAAAAAATGCTGCTGGTGGTTCGGTAATAGATAGTATTATTGCAGGTTCTACTTTCTTAGGTAATAGAATGGACGACACAATAGAATTGTATAATGGAAGTACAACAACACTAAGAGCGGATTTAACATCCTTCTACACATACGCATCAGGAAAATTAAATGGACAACACCCGGTTACATTAGATGGGTCACCAGCAGATACAGCTGTATCGGGAACTGGACTTGGTTGGTCTTATGGTTGTCACCAATTTGGTGAATATTCTGGGGTTTGTTCTGGTAACACTATTAATTATCCAGAAAATAGTGCACCAATACCTTACTCAGAAATAACAAACACACAAACTGGTTGGGGTGTATATGATAGATTAAGTAGTAAATGTACAGATAGATGTAACGATAAAAATGATAGTTGGACTTATAACTTCTTTGATTATAACCCAACAGCTAACAGATATGACGGTTATTCCGTCCTAGTTACTTTAGGTCAAAAAATGGGAGAGTCCTCATATGCGTCAGCTGTAGATATATCTACTACAGGAACATCTATACAACAATCACAATATAGTGGTGTTAGTACAGTGACTATGTGTCAATTAACAGGTGAAACTTTTTGTGAGTATCATGACCAGGTAGTTGCTACTTTCCGTTCTAGAGGTTTAAGTTCTTTAACTTCTGGTGGCCCAATATATGACGTGACAGGAGCAACAGACGTATCTTTTGTTTGTACTGGTTCAAGTTGGAGTCAAGTTGGGAATGACCCATTCTCCGATTTTGGTATGAGAGTAATTAATTCAGCTGGTGTTAGTAGAATGTTCGATGTATCGATGAATGAAAGTTCTACAAACTTCATAAAAAGAGTTTATGGTGTTGGTAACTTTGATAGAGACAAAACACAAGTACCTATTTTTGTTGAGGAGTCTTACCCTAAAATGTTAACACATTTCTGGAAAAAAGGTTATGTTAGAGGATTAAGATGTCAACTACAAGCGTTACCATCATTTAGGGAAGCATCTAACACAGATAGTATTGCATTCTACCAAGAAAAATGGCAAACACCAGTAACACCATGGATTGTATCGGAACTAAGAGGTTTTAAAGTATACCAATTATTTAGATATATTACAATACCAGATGGTGAAGCGGCAAATAGAGCGGTTAAATTCTCCATTATCAATATTAGTTTTGAAAGAAAAGAATTTGATTTCGTAATTAGAGATTTTAACGATACTGACGCAAACCCAATAGTTTTAGAAAAATACACAAGATGTAGTTTGAATCCAACACTGAATAGTTATATCGGTAAAAGAGTTGGTACTTCAGATGGTACTTACGAATTAATGAGTAGATACGCGATGTTAGAGATGAATCCGGATATTGAAATGGACAACACTCTATGGACAGCGTTACCTTGTGGTTTCGAAGGGTACCAGTTTAGAAAATACGCAAACAGAAAGAACCCAACAGTTCTTTATAAGAAAAAATACGATTTCCCGGGAGAAGTAATTTACAACCCACCATTCGGTACGTCAACAGGTGGTAGTAATGAAGTTATTAGTGCGGGGGACAAAGCGAGACAAGTGTATTTAGGTATATCCGATACAGTTGGAATTGACCCTGATTTCTTCCAATACAAAGGAAAACAAGCACCGATTGATAAATGTGCTGACCCTACAGGTAATGACTGGCCTTGTTTAACTCAAGGATTCCACATGGACAAAGATGCGACATGTCTATACACACAAGGTGAGTTATGTGCGATTATTAATTGTGGTTGTCCTAATGGTGGAACATCTGGTCTAACTGACCAGTTTGTTACAGGAGACGCAACATTCCAAGCAGAACCTACATTAGTTACTGACCCATACTATAGATTAAACACTAGAAAATTCACGGTATTACCATATGGTGGTTTTGACGGTTGGGATATCTACAGAAAGACAAGAACTAATTCAGACGGTTACAGAAGAGGTCAAAGTGGTTACTTAGCAGGAGCTTGTCCAACTACCGAATACCCTAACGCAACTGGTGATGGTTCATTTAAACCTATCGGTACGTTAGATGCAAGTACGGATTACTACCCATACTTAGACGCTATACAAACATTTGCAAATCCTGAAGCTGTTAATATTAACATATTCGCTACACCAGGTATTGATTATGTTAATAATAGTAATTTAGTTGAAGAGTCTATCGAGATGGTTGAAGATGATAGAGCGGATTCACTTTATGTAACTACAACACCAGATTACAATATGTTTGTTGCTACACCTAGTGACGCTGCTAGTATCGTTTCACCTCTAAATGCTGTCCAAGCTTTAGAAAACACTGGAATAGATTCTAACTATACAGCTACATACTACCCTTGGGTACTTAATAACGACACAGAAAATAATGTAAGAATATACATACCACCAACTTACGAAGTAATGAGAAACATAGCATTGACGGACAACATTTCATTCCCATGGTTCGCTTCAGCTGGTTATACTCGTGGTATCGTAAACGCTGTTAAAGCTAGAAAGAAACTTACGTTAGACGAAAGAGACACACTCTACCAAGGTAGAATTAATCCAATCGCTACTTATTCAGATGTAGGTACGGTAATTTGGGGTAATAAAACTTTACAAGTTAGAGAATCAGCGTTAGATAGAATTAATGTTAGAAGATTACTACTACAAGCTAGAAAACTTATATCGGCTGTTGCTGTTAGATTGTTATTCGAACAAAATGACGAACAAGTTAGAAATGAGTTCTTAGATTTAGTAAATCCAATCTTAGACTCTATTAGAAGAGAAAGAGGTTTGACAGACTTTAGAGTAGTTTTATCTGATGACCCACAGTTAATAGACCAAAATACGTTGGAAGGTAAAATTTACATTAAACCAACAAGGTCTCTAGAATTCATTAGTGTTGAATTCCTAATTACTCCGACAGGAGCATCTTTTGAGAACGTATAAAAATGAAAAAAATTAATATAAGAAAATCTAGTATACTAGAAGGTTTGGGTAACACCAATAAAATTCACGAAACTTATGGAGTACAACCACAAGAAATTGTGGTTAGTGAAGAACAATTAACTCGTTTAATGGAAAAACAATACAATGAACAGTTAACTCCACCAGTTAATGTTAATATTGGGGATTCTGAAGATTTCTACACAGATATGACTGTCACTAATGAAGAAGAAATTTTTGACGACTATAGACATGAAAAACGACCTAGCCATGATAAAGGTGGTGGGGGACATAGACCTAGTTATGAAGAAGGTGAGTTTACTCCAGGTTATACAGCTGACCAAAGTGAAGAAGGTTTTAAAGAAGACGAAATTGGAGCTTATTTAAATATGAACAAACTTAGAGATTCTTTAGGTGAGGAAGCAAAACCAGATTTTTTAGATTTAGACAAAGATGGGGACAAAAAAGAACCTATGAAAAAAGCAGCTAAGGAAGTTAATGAAGATAGTGAGGGTGAAGAAACTTATAATTATGGTTCTGATGAAGGCAGTGATGAGTATAGATTAAAACATGACGATATGAGTAGAAGTCATAGAAGAAATCTTGAAAAAGATATGGGTTACGATGAAGACCATGAAGATAGGGGGGAAACCGGTACTCATTTTGAATCAGTGGAAGAGATATACCATCAAAGTCAATTAGAACAATTAGATTTAATGGTTGAGGATACTTTTACGGCTATACGAAAATCTATAATTAGAGAAAGGATAAATGGTCTAACTAGAAAAAATTACATATTAACAGAACAGTCGGATTGGCAAGGATTTAACGCCGGAGGAAGAAGTCCTGGTGTTGCTGCAGGTAACGGTATTGAGAACATTGTAAACAGTCTAAAGAAAGCTTGGGATTTTATCAAGGATGAAAAAACAAGACATCAAATTATGAACACATTAACTAAGTTAAATAATTTTATGGCATACACTGCTGAATTAGTTGGTTCTGGACAAAGTCAATCAAATCCAAGAAGTTATGGAGCGGTTTCTAAACCACTACCTTATCCTGAAGTGGAGGAAGATGAGGTGTTGGAGGATATAGATGACGAGATTTCAGTTAATGAAATGGATATGGATGAAGACTATTCTGACTTAGAGATATAGTAAAAACAAATAGTGTGGTAATAGAAAGGTCCTTTTGGGACCTTTTTTATTTTATAATTTTTCCACCATTACCTAATATTAATACTATTATTAAAGGAAATAATAATGGAGCTTTTAAAAAATGTGTTAATATGTAGAAATTGTACCACGTATTAGAGGGTGTTCCATTTCTAGACTCCTCAATTTTAAGGTAGTTGTCTTGTAATTGTTTTTCATTTAAAAAAACGAATACGGCCATTATGACCATTGAGATAAGTAGGTATGTTATTAGGTATGTCATAGTTTAGTGTTTTTTATTTATAATTAGTTTCTATTGTATTATACGACAAAGATAAATAAAAGTTTCCTAATACACAAATAAATTAGGGTAAACTTTGTTATGTTATGTATTATTTTTTTCGTATCTTTGTACCATACAAGGGAAAGTAAATAGTCAGTCGGCAAAAGACCTTGGAAGGCCGTTCCAAGTACTGCAGAACACTTTCACCTTGTTTTATACTAACATTAAAAAAAATATATGAATATATACCTTTTTGACTTTGACAACACAATTGTTAAGTTACCTTACGAAGAAACTATACAGTACCTAGACCAAAATGAAAGTCTAGACCCAAGTTTAAATTTTAAATTAATAGAAAAAACAAAACAGGATTACCTAGAAACTTTAAATTATGACCCAGATGGTTTGTTCATAATATTATCTAATAGAATTTCTGAAGTTAAAAAACCTTTAACTTCACTACTATCTAAATTAGGTTACTTATTTGAAGATTATTATTTAATAAGTGACGGGGACCGCAGTAAGGGAAATCGAGTAAGACAAATTATAGAAAAATACCCTAAATGTACATCTATAAAGTTCTGGGAAGATAAAGACAAACATATCGAATCGGTAATGGAGACTATGAAAGACTACCCCAACATAAAATTAGAGGTTATTAAAACCATATAGTTTTTATTTTATCTTTTCTATATTGTCAGAAGGTCTATCAGATAGGTCTATCAATTCCTTGTTGTCCACAGTCCACACATTATCAAAAATTTGAAACATGTTTCTCATGTTATCTTTAACTTTTTGGTGGTATTGAGCTACCATATCGTCCGGTAAACTTCTAGGTCTTTCGTTGTTTCTTATTTTAGCAAGTTCTAAAGGTGTACGTACATATATTAATGTGGTGTTAAATCCAGAGTCTTTAGCCAGTCTCCACACATCCTCCATAACTTCTTTCTGTCCACCACCAGCATCATAAATAACATTAACCCCTTCATTTCTTTCTTGTTGTAAAAATTGTTTAAGAAATCTTACTGTTAGGTTTCTTGGGTCTGAGGTTGTGTATGTCTTATTTAGTATTTCTTGATATCCTTCTTCTGTAGATATGTTTTTTTCCCACTCATCACCCCACAATTTTTTTGCTGTCATTACCCTTACCTGGTCAACATTAAATTCTTTAACATTATTTAAATTAATTAAGTTTCTTGTTATAAAGCTTTTTCCAGCACCAGGTCCTCCAGCTACCACAACAAAGTTATTATTAGGTGTGTCGAAATTAATAACTTTCTCTTCTAACAATAATTCTTCTTTTATTATGTCCTTAATTAAGTTCTTCATATTTTTTTGAAACACTTTCCCAGTTAACAACCTTCCAGAAATTAGTGATGTATTTTTTTCTGTCAGCCATATAATTTAAATAATAAGCGTGCTCCCAAACATCCAAACCTAATAAGGGTTCACCTAAATTATCCATTAACGGATTATCTTGGTTTGGAGTTGACACTATACTAAGTCTTTTATTTTTCAATACTAACCAACACCAACCAGAACCAAAAACCTTTCCAGACTCCTCATCAAACTGCCTCTTAAAATTATCCAAACTACCAAAATCCTTATTTATTTTAATTTTTAGGTCTTTAGATAGTTCCGTCTTATCTGGTGTTATATAATCTTTAAAAAATAAACTGTGATTATAGTAACCACCAGCGTTATTTCTCGTAAAGGTATCGTAGTTTTTAATTCCCCTAATAATTTTTTCGATGTCTTTAGGGGGGTTTTTTCTTTTTGATAGGGATTCGTTTAGTTTGGTCGTATAACCTTTGTAGTGTTTATTATAGTGTTCCCACATTGTTTCGTAACCCACAAAATCTTTCATAGATTTGTAATCATAAGGTAAAGTTATTCTCCTAAAGAATGTCTTCTTAACTTCAGTTAACAAATTTTCTCTTAATATTTTCTTAATTAAATTTTTCATTACCATGCTTTACAACTCCAATATCTAGCTTTCCATTTTGGTCCTGGATTATCACAATTATGTCTTGCTCTAAATGACTTTCTTCTTTCAGGATTATTCTTTTTTATACTCATGGTCTTCTCACCCCTCTTTTTAGCGGATGTCCCACCGTGTCCAAAATTAACTTTAACAACATTGCCCTTGTCATTCTTAACATATACTTTGGATTTTTTAACATCACCTCTTGTTGGTTTATTGAGAGTCACTTTTCTACCTTGGTACTCCGCTTCTTGTAGAACATCTTCTTCCATTGGAACACAGTTAGGAACCTCCTTACCATTCTTTGTCTTCATACCAATCATCTCGTACTTATCCCAACAAGGATTTGATTCCTTTTCTTGGATAATTCCCACTTCTTCCCTAATTATTCTTTTAATGATATTTTTCATATAATATAAATATATTTATAACTAAACAATTACCGCATGATAAACGAACAAATAAAAAGAATTAAAGATTTAATGTTAATAAGGGAACAAGTTGACACTAATCTAGCCTCGTATTTAGATTCTACATATTTAAAAACACCAGAACAAGCTGGTATAGGAGAAGAAGAAACAGACACTATTGTTTTTAATACGATACAAGACGCTATAGAACATAATATGAAGTTAGTTATGTTAAGACCTGAGTATGTTGATACAGCAAGACAATTTATAGATAGTAAAGGAGCCAACGTATTAGTCGGTACTGTAATAGGATTCCCAAACGGAGATAATAGTCACGGAGAAAAAATGGACGAAGCTTTACGGGCTATACAAAATGGTGTAGATGAATTAGATTTTGTAGTGGATTATAAAGCTTTTAAAAATGGTGACTTAGATAAAGTTATGAAAGAGGTTAGTGAAGGAACGGCTATAGGGGTAGATGAAGGTAAGTCGGTTAAGTGGATTATAGAGTCAGCAGCTTTAAATAATGAAGAGATTTCGGAACTAACAAGTTTAATTAGTAAAATAGTTATAGAGACAGTGGGAGAAGAAAGTGCTAAAAATGTTTTCGTTAAAACATCGACAGGTTTTTACAAATCTTCAGATGGTGGCCCTGTTGGAGCAACACCTGAAGCTGTCAGTATTATGAAATCAAATTCTGGTCCTTTACAAGTTAAAGCATCTGGTGGTATTTATAGTGTTGAAGATGCGGAAAAAATGATTAGTGCTGGAGCTACCAGGTTGGGTACATCCGCAGCAAAAGATATAATGCAAGGTAATAAAATAGAAAAAACAGATTATTAAATGAACACTAAAAGAATTATAAGAGAGTTTGTAGAAGACAAGACTAATCTTTATGATGAGATAGTATCATTATCGCCAGAAAAAAGAGATGAGGTAAAAACAGTTTTAAGAAACTTGATTGACGTTAATAACGATACTGACGAGGATGAGGATAAACCACATAATTGGAAAGAATTACCTGGGTATAATCCGGAATATTTTTATGATGAAGACTCTCTTTTTGCAAAACAAAGGGATGGGGACGAATCTGAAGATTTAAACGAGATTTCCTACGGTGGAATACCAGAACTTAAAGCTGGTGGTTTTTTTTCTAAAATACAAAAATGGTTAAAAAGGTATTTAACAGATAAAGCTTCAGATTTTCTTATTAATGCAAGTGCGGATGAAATGAAAGACACAATACACTTAATAAACGTTTTAGACCCTAATGATATGGGTGGTGTTTTTAAACCTAAAGCAATTTATTTAGGTGGGGGTATTGATTTTGCGGACGATGCACTTTCATGGAGAACTAAGGTAGAAGAATTTTTTGGTCCTGACCATGTCGTTAAAGGTGAAAGACTTCTAGAATTAGTTACAGATGGTGTTATGGACTTTAAAGGTCTTGATTCTCCAGCTATACTAAACCCTTTAAGAGCTGAAACAGTAAGAGATGAGGATGTTGAGTTCCAACAACTATTCAAGAGTTGGAAATCAGATGAACTAGATGACGAATCATTTAAAATATTTAGAGAGAAAATAAGAGATAAAATAGTGGTACAAGATTTGTATATGTTAAAAGTTTGTGATACTAATCTAATAAATTTCGACGGTACTGCTGGTGCTGGTACATTTGGTGAGGCCCAGGTCAGTGCATTAAAAAACTCACAAGTGATAGTATGGTTAACTAACGGAAAAAAGTTGTCCAACGTATCTCCATGGATGATGCCTTCCATAACTAAAATTATAGTAGGCGATGAAATATGGTCTTTTTTAGAAAATTTTAAATAAAAATTAGTGATTAAAAATAAAATTAATAAATACGTTTTAAATGAAGTTGCAAATGTAAATAAACTTGTATTGTTAGATTTGGATGATACTGTAGTTGAAGCGGACGACATATACATTTACAAACAATTTCCAGGTGAGGAGGAGACAGCTCTAACACCGGCTGAGTATCGTAATGAAAAAGTTACTGATGAAACTAAAGAATATTACGACTATAGAGATTTCGCAGACCCTAAAAGAGTTACGGACTCAATTATGAAAGGTGAACCAATTGTGGCAAATCTTAATGTTATGGACGAACTAATCAATAGGGGTTATCAGATTGGTATATTAACTGCCAGAGGTCATGAGGACACTGTCTACGAGACTTTAAGAGAGTGGTTAATGTATAGAGGTAAAGATGGTAGATTAGTCCCAATAGGGGACAGATTAGACAGAAATTTAGTTTACGCTGTTAATGATACGGTAACTTCATCTAAACTAGCCGCTGTAGCTGATTTTGATAAGAAAGCGGAAATAATAAATATGTTGTTAGATGAGTATGATGAAATTATATTTCTAGATGATGATATAAAAAACTTAAAAGCAGTAAAGCGATTAAAAAGCACTTTAGAAAGCAGTAAAGCTAATAAGCTATTTGTTATGAAAGCTAAGATATAAAAGCGGCTATATTATATATAACTAAAACTAATAAAGCAAGTAAACACAAAAGATGAGAAATTTTCAAAGTTGTTTATATTTATTATAAAATAAGAACTACAAAAAAGAAAAAAAAATTATGGCTGACTTATTAATGAAAATGCCCATACCTTACGAACCTAAGAAAAAGAATAGGTTTATATTACGGTTCCCATCGTCTTTGGGAATTAACGAATGGTATGTGGAAAGTACATCTAGACCTAATATTAGTATTGGTTCTGTGGAGATACCTTTTTTAAATACATCTACTTATGTTGCTGGTAGATTTGTTTGGAATACAATTAACGTAACATTTAGAGACCCTATCGGTCCTTCCGCAGCACAAGCGTTGATGGAATGGACTAGATTACATGCGGAGTCGGTTACCGGAAGAATGGGATACGCTGCAGGTTACAAAAAAGACATAGACCTAGAGATGTTAGACCCTACAGGTGTTGTGGTGGAAAAATGGATACTACAAGGGACATTCTTAACTGATGTTAACTTTAACGACTTATCTTATGGTGATGAAGGTATTGCGAATATCGCAGCAACTTTAAGACCAGATAGATGTATATTAGTTTACTAAACTAAAAAAACAAGACGTATATTATTAAATCCATATCTTAGGTATGGATTTTTTATGTGCTATTATTTTCTTTTACAAATAATTTATTACCTTTATGCAAACAAGCCAGCAATAAAATTAAAGATTTGTTTACTAGATATACTTATGCTAGTAACAAATGTTTACATATAATAAAATACAAAGAACCTTTATACAAAATATAAATTAAAATGGACCCAACAAACGTACACGCACAAGCAGACCTACAAAGTAATGTACCTTATGATGTTATTGAGTTACCATCTAAAGGGATGTTCTACAGAAATAAAAAAGCTAGTATTAAAGTTTCCTACTTAACCGCAGCAGACGAAAATATCATTATGTCTCAGAATTTAGTTCAATCCGGTGAAATGGTAGATGTACTACTAAGAAGAAAAATATTAGAACCAGACTTTAAAATGGATGAAATGTTAGAATGTGATAAGGAAGCTGTCCTACTGTTCCTTAGAAATACAGCGTATGGAGCAGAATACGAAATAACCTTAGTAGACAGTAAAGACAATACAAAATTCCAACACAAAGTAGATTTATCTTCCGTTGGAACCAAAGAGTTTGTTTTAAAACCAGATAACGATTATAATTTTGAATACACGTTACCAACATCTAATAAGAATATAAAATTTAGGTTTTTAAATGGTAAAGAAGAAAGTGAATTACAAGACCTATCCAAACACTATAGTGGTGTCCAAGTTGTCCCAACAATAACTAAAAGGTTAGAAAAACATATAGTGGAAATAGAAGGAGAAAAAGACTTAGGTGTTATAGCTACAAGAATACAACAGATGCCAATAAAGGACTCTCAAGCTTTAAGAAAATACATTCAGGAAAATAAACCAGGTTTAGATTTAGAAAGAACCGTAACAGCGCCGTCAGGCAACCAAGTGAGCACACGCATTTCATTTGGGGTCGCCTTTTTTCGCCCTTTCTTCGGAGTATAGGCTTTCACTACTTGAGGAAATATATTATTTAGTAAAGCACGCAAACTTCTCCTATCAGGACAGCTTAAGTATGCCCGTTTATGAACGAAGATTTTTTGTTGATAAGATGGTCAAAGAAGCTGAACAAAAACAAGAGAGTATTGAAAATGCAAAGAACAAAAGAAATCTTTAGTTAGATATTTATATTTAAACGAAAGGAATGTTTAAGTTATTAATACAATTATATATTGAGAAGTTACTGTCCGGTGGACAGCCATACTTCGCATCCCACCCTGAATTAGGTGTTCCATTAGGAATATTTAACAGAAAAGACGAACCAAACCACCAATCCAGAGTAAATTCCATTTTAAAGTACGGTAAAGAAGGTAATCCCTTTTCTAGTAAACTTGCTAAGTTTTTTGGTATTAGTATGCCTTTACCTTCCTACCTCGCCTCCGACCCTAAAGATTTTTCAGAAGATGAACTTAAAGCTATAAAGGCTGTAAATGCAGGTCTTATGAAAAAGCACGAACTAACCAGAAAACAAAAGAATCTATACGATGAAATGTATGGTACGACTAAAGATATAAACACGGAACTTAGTAAAGGTGTTGAGTTACAGACCGCAACCACTCTATTATTAGGAAAAAGTAAATCATTCTATGATGACATAGGTAACCTAATCAAACCAGGTGTAGAAAATCAAGAAAGAATTAATGCACTATTAAGAGTAGCAAATGGTGCGTTAGAGAAGGAAGGTCAAATTAGGAAAACTGTAGTTAAGTCTATGGGTCAACAAGGGGAAATGCAGACCATATCCCAAAAAAACATTGCAACCGCATCGATACAAGCGTCAGAATATGGTGTAGATTTTGAAGAAACACTAAGAGCTGTCTCCACTTTAAGTGAAGTTATTGGTAGAAATTTGTCTATTGATGACGATACAATAGCAAGACTTGCTATTTTTGCAGAAGCTACAGAATTAGGAGCCGATGCAACAGCAAGATTAGTACAAGGTTTTGATAAGATGGGTATTGGTGTTGACGCTGCCTTAGATAAAGGTATTCAGATGAGAGACGTTGCTCAAAGTATGGGGCTGAACGTAGGTAAATTTATGAAAACAGTTGCTGAGAACATGTCCATGGTTAACGCATACAACTTTAAAGATGGTGTCCAAGGATTTACAAGGATGGCCGCACAAGCACAGAGATTAGGTCTTAGTATGTCAAGTGTTAAAGGTCTAATGGAAAAAGTTTTAGACCCTGAAGGAGCTATAGATTTAGCAGCAAATTTACAAGTTATTGGTGGTGCTGTTGGTGATTTAGCTGACCCATTTAAGTTAATGTATATGGCTAGTTCAGATTTAGAAGGATTACAAGATGCCATGGTGAAAGCGGGTGAGTCAGCTATTACATTTAATGAGGAAACAGGGGATATGGGAATTTCCCCTACCGAAATGAGGAGAATGAGAAGTATGGCAGAACAATTAGGTATTGGTTATGAGGAATACGTTGGTTCAGTTAAAATGGCAAAAAAAGAGACATTAGCTATGTCTCAGATGAACTTATCTGCATTTGCAGGTTCAAAAGACGCGGAGGAATTAAAAACATTCGCTGCTAGTATGGCACAGTTCCAAGACGGAAAATACCAAATACAATTAGAACCAGGGTCCGAGTGGACGGCCCTAGAAGACTTAACCGCTGGTCAAATGGACCTTTTGAGAACTTCAATGAAATCAGATGAAG